CAATCATTCGAGTAATAATACTCCGTTTCATCCCCATTAGTTCTAATTCTCGATACTGGAATATAATTTAACTCTGCTGGACGTGTACCTTTTTTGTTCCAAATTACTTCAATACATACCGTATTAAATAATTCAAAATCAGTTATCATCTCTCTGCTAAAACTCTTAAACATTTCAGCAAATTGACTTGCAATAGCTTGTTGTTCTACCGTTGCAGTTTTATCATCAATAGTTAAACCGCCTCCATAAATGTAGTTAGTCTTAGCATTTATAATAGCATTATGCTTTGCACTTCTTAAATATAAGTCTATTAAGTAGTCAGGGTATAAGTTATCCTTACCGAATAGAATCCAATCTTTACCTCGTTCTTCTTTAAACTCAGGTACTTTGTGATTTTCAAACTTAATAAATAAAGGTTGTGTGTTACTCATTTACATCAAATGTTATATTATCCCCATCGTAAAAATCCCAATCTACTGTGCTATTCCCTTTTACTCTTACCTTGCCAATCTCTAAAGGTGTTGTGTTATTTGCTAAACTTGGATTAAGATTACTTGAACTTGTTTGCTCAAATACTCTATACGTCCATAATCCCATTGGCTCAAGTGTTATAGTTCCGCTTGTTAATATATTCGTTCCACTTGTTTCTGTTACCGTAAACTGATTATATCTTTCTTGGTAAGCACTTGTATCACTTGCAATAAAACAAACACTCTCGTTGCTTATATCGCTTTTAAATTCAAATAAATAATTAGGACTTGATAGCGTAATATTCTCAGTCAATGTAAGCTGAAAAGTATTATTGCTATTTTTGTTTATAATTATCATATACTATTATATATAATTATTTGGATTTTGTGCAATAAAAAAGGGAAACATTTTACTGCTTCCCTCTCCCTAAAAACCAAAACTATGAAAATTAAACTAAAAGACTAGATAAAATTACTTGTGATAAAGTGTTAACTGGGTTTGGTTCTTTTGCTGTGAAGTTCAAAGCGTAACCATTCATATCCCCAAATGCCTTACCACTTGTAGCATTGTTTTCGCCAATCTTATCCGCTCCGTTTACTTGTCCCATCAAATAAATTAACCCGTTGTTATCTTTTACAATAACCATTAATCTATTCTTTGCTAAAATATTTAAAGCATTACGATTTGCAGCACTCATCTTTTTAATAGTAAAGTTCAAATTACTTTCGTAAAATAAAGTACCATTCTCTACCGAACTATTCTCAGTTTCCGTAAATGATGCGTTTTCTTTTTCTAATTGGAAAGTAAAGAATTTCTTACCAGCACTACATGACATTGCAGTAATTGTACCACTTGTAGCTGTAATGTTCGCTTGTGGAACATTAGCCCATTCAGTAATATAAACCTCCGCAATACCACCGATAGAATCTCGGCAATCAATCTCTCTCCCATTAATAATAGTACAAGCCATGTTGTATAAAAGTTTTAAAAAGGGGGCTATTCACCCCCTTATGTTAATTAAGAATTTTTGTAAGTGATAACCTCAGTAGTTTTCTTTACTGCTGTTCCAGCTTTCCACTCTGCTGATAACTTTATAACTCTGTCATCTTTAGAATACCACATTTCGTAGTTTTCGTAATCAGATTGTAAGTCAGTACCAAATACTAAGTTATCCCAATAAGTCAATACCATACGGTCCTTCTTAGTTGCTTGAGTACCTGCAATGTTTGACAAACCATCTACTCCAATAACTTTCAATCCGTATGTAGGGAAGTTTAATTCCCAAGATTGTAAAGATTGGTTTACGTCAATATGGAAGTAGTTTAAGTTACGCAATGCTAATACTAAGATTTGGAATGAATCTTTACCCATAACCAATACTAAGTCAGGACGACTCATAATAGCTGGTAAGTTAGAACCTAACAATGTGTACATATTATCAATGATTCCGATAATAGTTCCAGTTGTAACGTCTGCTTGTGCTGTTGCAATTACTGGAGAACCTGCGTCAATTTTCTTCAACCAACCATCAAAAATTTTCAAGTTAGGTAAGTTAGTTAAAGCAGTATCGCCTTGCCATAATGCTTGCTCCATTTGCGCTTTAATCAACAAGTTTACTTGGTCGGTAATGTATTTGCCAACTGGTAACTCTTCTTGATGTGCGCCTGGACGTAAAAACTTTTGAGTGTATTTACTCTCAAGTGTTTTAGGGCAAAATTGATTTTGTACTTTTACATCGGTTACAGAGATTGTAGACTGAGTAAATGTAACATCTCCTGAACTGTTAAAAGCACAAGTAGTTCCAGTTTGGAACGGTGCTGTAACAGCTAAAAAGTTAAATGCTTGACTTGATTTAATCCCTTGAATAATATCAATAGGGTAAGCCAATGTTGGTGCGCCAATTACCGATTCTAAGATAAGGTCGCCTTTGTTTTCTTCAACGTAATCCGTTAAAGTTGCTGTGAATCCTGCCATTTTTTAAATGTGTTTTTAATTAATAATTATTTTAATGCGTTTCTAAATTGCAATTGTGCGTCTTTTAAAGACATTTTCTTTTTAAACTTATTCACTTCTTTATCTGTTGCCTCTGCTGCTGGCTGGTCGCCAATCTCAGATACTAACTTAATAACCTCAGTTTTGAACTCTGCTGCTTTTGCAAACTCAGCTTTTAACTCTGTATTTTCTTTTTCAAGTGCTGCAAACTTCTCGTTAAATGCAGTAAACATAGAACTAAAATCAACTGAAATAGGTTCTACACCTTCAATCTCTAAAGAGAAAACGTGTTCCTCAACTTGTGATTTGATTACTCTTTTTGGTGCTGCTGCTGATTCAACTGGTGCTGCTGCTGGTGTTTCTGTTGGTGTTCCTTCTGCTGCTGGTGCTTCCACTTCGGCTTCTTTAACCTCTGCAATTAAACCACCAATAACAACGATAGTAGTTCCATCTTCGGTAACGTGTTCTCCATCTGGTGCTGGTATTCTACCCTCAGGGGTAACCACAAATAATGGCATACCTTGTGCTGGCATATCTCCATCATAAGAAATAATAGTAGTACCATCGTTAAGTTTAACATCTTTAAACTTTTGCTCTGTACCGCTAAATTTCTCTACGATACCTTTCAATTTATCAAGTGCTTCGTTAATGTTCATTTTTATAAGTTATTTATAATTATATATACTTTTAATAGTAGTGTGCAACTTATTCAGTTATAGAGGCGATAATATCAACTATCTGCTTCATAATATCTTTTTCCTTTGCATCTCCTTCGGGTACTAAATCAAACACACCCTCAACGCTAAATCCTTTGAACTCCCCAGTCTTAATAAAGTTATTCCATACGTCCTCGTTATCTACTTTGTAACTTCCGAACCAACTTCCTTCGGGCGCATCTTCAAATCCTACTGGTGGTCTAATCCCTCTTTGAGAATCTACAATAAAAGACTCGTACATATAAACTCCATCAACGGTTTGTTTAGCATCGTGCATCTTGTTTACGTTATCGGTAAAACCATTTTTCATAAACCTTTGTACTATCTTTTCGATTTGGAATTTATCAAACACAACGTAAAACTCTCCCATCTTTTCGCTTCTACGATATATTGGTAAGTCTGCTAACATCAAAGCACCCGTAATAATTTTACGCTCCTTATCCATTGCGAACTTCATTTGTCCGTTAAATGCAAGCCAATTGGTTTGAATCGCTGGTTCATCAACAAGAGCAACATAGTTAACTCCCATTTTATCATCTTCATCTTTTATAGTTAACCTATAAATTGGTAATACCTTTTCCATACTATTATATATTTATTTAGTTATAGTGTGCTATTTAATTTGTGACTTCTCCTCAATACTGTTTACTCTTTTTTGTGTACTACTTATATCCGTTTCCGTTACATAAGCCTTAACCATTGGTTGTGCGTTTGTTGTTTGTTTCTTTATTGTTCCATCCGAATTAAGTAAAGTACTGCCAGTACTCGGAGGGGCTACATTTGTTCCACCACCTGCTGCACTTAAATTACCTGAGATACCACCACCAGTTCCACCGCCACCACCATCGTTGAACTCTGTTTTAGCAATACGAATAGTATTAGCAGTCGCCATGATACCGCTTGCTGCTGCTAAAATGATATTCAAAGGGTACGGGTTGTTTAATGCTTTTTGAACCGCTTGCACTCCATCAATAACAGAGTTTGCAATACCAAAAGCCTTATTAACTTGGAATTGTTTTTTTCTTATCTTACGTTCTGCATTTGCGTTTCCTTGAGCTTGTTTTAGTTGGTGGTCAAATACTAAATCAGATATAGCCTGAGTAGCCATAAGAAACTGTTTTGATTCCTCAAAGGCGTTTTCCTTTAGAACTCTAATAGCATCTTGATTTGCTTGCTCTCTTTCTAAATCTTTACGTGCTTGCTCTTCTTTAGCAACATCAACAATAGCAATAGTTCTTAACTCGTTTTCTACTGTTTGCTCTTGTATAGATACTTGATTAGCATTGATAATTTCGCCAATCTCTCCACCTCTACCATATTTTGCTATGTGTGCTAAGTAGTCTTGGTATTCTTTTGCTCTACGTTCTTTCTCTCTGTCAGCACTTGCATCGGCTAAATCTAAAATATCTTGGTAGTAGTTTCTATTTGCTGCTAATAAGTCATCGAGTGTTTTTTGTTCATCATCACTACGTTCATCTCCTTTTAATTTGAGCTGTTTAATTATAGCATCATTGGCTTGAGTGATAGCACTTAGCTTTTGTATTTCTAATCCCTCAGTAGCCTCTCCTGCTCTTTTTGCTGCTCTTATTTCTGCATTGTATCTACTCTCTACACTCTTCTTTATATCTTCGTTATTCTTAATAATAGAATCCCTTTGCTCATCCATAGCAAAAGTAGAAAGCCCTATCCAATCGGTAAACTCTTTAATCTTATCCGTTACCCATCCAATAGCATCTCCAATAGCATCGAAAGCATCTCCTACAATTCCTATCTTATCTTTTAACGCAAATAAAGCCGTACCAATACCAGCGATAATAGTAGCAATCATTAACAAAGGATTAGCCTTAATTACATTACCTAAAACTATAAACTGGTCTTTTAAACCTGCAATACCTTTAATCCCATCTGCAAAGGCACTTGCTGCTTGTACCTTTAATAAAGTCTTTTGTAGTTCTTCACCTTCTGCTCCGAATAATGCTGCTGCTCCTTGTGCTGCTTGGAATCCACTTGCCAAACCACCAATAACATTACCAAACGCTGCTACTTTACCCTCAGGGTTAAACGCTGCTATCTCAGCATTAAGGTCGCCTATACTATCCTTAATACCTCCTAATTTTTCTAACTGCTTAATATACTCCTGAGTCCCAACTGTTAAACCGTTAAGTTCTTGTTGTGCCTCTTTGTAATCTTGCTTTAGCGTTTTAATAGACTTAGCACCATTGCCAATATCTACACTCGCTTCAAATGCTAATTCCTTTTTTGCCATTTCTTTTTAATTATTCCCAAGAATAAATTGGTTGCCAAACGTATGATATTACTTGGGATGCTGTTGCTGTTCCTATTACAAACTTTCCTACCAATGCTATAAATTCGCCTGGATTAACATAAATTGGAGCATCTGCAAAAGATACTACAATATCGCCTTGTGATGGACTTGAGCCAATTGTTGCTCCTACTATCCATGTTGCAAACCCTAAAGCCACCTTTCTTGGTGCTTTTGCTGCTACTGCATCTGTTGTTGCAAGTGATACGTTTGTGTGTCCAAATGCTAAACTGAATTGTACTGTTGTGTTTGTTGTTGCTACTGCTGCTCCAATGTTTATACATGAAATCTTAACCCCTGTAACTTTTAATCTTTTACCTTGTATTGATACTGTTCCCGCTGGCACTTGATAAGAACCCCAAATACCATCCGTAGAACCACCTACTGCTGCCGTTGCTGAACCTTGACCACCTAATCCCGCTGGTAAGTTTGCCGTTAAAGCTGTATTGCTTGGTGCTGCTGCCGTTGGATTAGCAGAGTTTGGCAATGTAGCCAAAGACCCCATTGTACCACCACTTAACCCTTGATAAGAACCTAATACACTATTAGATAATTCGCCTAATGTTTTAGGTATATTAGCCCCTGACACAGATACTCCGTAGTCATTTAATACAAAATTAATAACCGCTCCCGTTGTTCCTGTGTGTGCGTGTCTTACTGAAAATGGTAGTGTCGCTGATAAGAATGGGCTACCTTGTCCTGTTGGTGTTTCAATAGAGCTATACAAAACGCCATCAATCCAAAAGTGTACTTCACGCTCACTTACTGTAATAATAAATTGATACTTCTTGCTATTTGTATGTGTAAAATCAAATGCACTCGTTGCTGTTTCCGCCCCGTTATAATTTATAACTCCAAATACCCCACTTGCATTTATTCTAAAATATACACCATCGGTCGGAGCGTATGCTGTTGAAGCCCCTCTTCTAAATAATCCAACATCAATAATAAAGTTAGTTGTTAAAGCAGCAGATAAGCTACCTGTAAACTCAGCATACAATAAACACGAAGTTAATAATGGAAACTCTGCATAAGAACCAAATGTTGTTCCTGTTCCTGTTGTTGTTACGTTACCTCCGTTAGTTGTTAATCCAGCCGTTGTCCAAGTAGTTGTTAGTGTACTCGTTGCGTATGTATGTTTCCCTGTATTTTGTGCTGTATAGTTAAATGTTTCATTATCTAACATTGTATCTTGTGTAACACGAAGTCTATAATCTTCATCCGTTTCAGGAGAGGATAAATAAGGTGTACCTGTTTTAGTTCCATTATCGTTTTCGCTATAAAACTTTATAGCACTTACATTTAAAGGATTTGTAACCGCATCCCTTTCTAATGTTGTTTTAACAGCGTAGTCCGTTGTTACATTTGCTAATCCTGAGGTATCTGAACCTCCTTGTATTTTTGTTGCCATTTTTTTAGTATATCAATTTATAAGTTACTGTATAATTACCGCTTGCATTATTTACTGCACTTGCTCTAATATCAAATGAAGTATTATCAATTATATTCTCTACGCTAAATGTTACACCGTTTAATGTGAAATCATCTAAACTTGTTTCTGTTGTTTCTGTTGGTTTTATTAATAGCCCTTTTGCATTTGAACTTGTTATTAGTGCCGTACTAATAGTATTAATAACAACATTTGATTCACTATCAAATGCAAATACAGATGTTCCACTAACAGATGAAACACCGCCACCACCACCTCCTGTACTCCAATTTGGATTGTATGTCATATTATATGCCAGTTAGTACCATCACTCTGCAATGTTAAACACTCATATTGCATTGTTAAAGTCTTTGTTAAATCTCCATCTATTGTTTCACTTCCGCTTCCATTTATCACTACTCCACCCGCTCCACTATCTACTTTTTTAATGTTAATTATCTTACCAAAAGCATAGCCATAAGTATTATCATATACATAAATACTGCTTGCACTCGGTAAATTAATAGCCGTATTAGTTGCACCAGTTTCAACTAATAACAATCCACCTACTACTCCTAAACTATAAGTTTTCGTAGAAGCTGGTACATTTAAAACAGTTGAGTATTGATTAAAAATCTTTGGATAAACAACTCCATTTATAGCTACTACATCCCCACTCGTTATTTCTACACCATTAGTATTAATTAGTGTTACGTTTCTTAATCCACTACTCACAATATCGCCACTACTATTTAACAACGTAACTCCATCAACGTAATCATGTATATAGTTATTCCCACCATTTACAAATACATTGCGTCCACCATTACCATAAGTATTATTGTTACCTATTGGAGTGTTTGGAGTATTATTACCTTGAGCATTTAAAACATCATCCCCAAAACTCGGGAGCATCTGAATATCACCGCTACTTAATCCTGCCCCGTTTAAATGAACTCCCAACTGTGCAACGTATCTATTTGCAGTCTTTAACTTTACAAACTCACATTTAGTTAATTCGTTTACAATTGGGTTATAATCGTATATCTTATTTAATCTAAACCTTTGATTATCGAAATAAAATTCGTTTCTAAAATCAAGCGTAAGTATATCTAATGGCGTTAAGTGAAAGTAAGCTGTTACTATCTTACTATCCTTATCAGTAATCTCACTTATAAACTTTGAATAGTAGGTATTGAATAAATTATTAGCAGTATAAGTACTTGCCCTATAATAAATTTCTCTCGGTACTCCGAAATTCAAATCTAATGTAGGAGCTGTTGGACTATCTACATGACCAGCAAAAGGATACGTACTATTACTTACATCCGCTCCACCTCTTGCCGTATGAATCCAATCTACGTTCGTACTAATCAATCCACCGTAATAAAGTAAACGTATGTTAAATGCTTTCGGTTTTATAGTTCCGTTACTTTGTACGTCCCAAATCCTACTTACTACTCTATTGCTACTTACGTCATCACATAACGGAGTAGGGCTAAAGATTAACTCTGTCTTATTCTCATTGGTTAAAAACTCGTTACCGTTATCATAAACCAACTCCCCATATACTTCTTTCCAATTATCCTCATACTGTTTATTATACTTATCGGTATCTTTTTTATATGAGTATTTAAACTTTCTGAAATCTAAATCACCTAAAGGCGTGTACTCAATATTCTGTGATAAGTCAAGTTTAGCACTCCAATCTTTTACAGTTCCGTTGCTATAAAAATCATCCCTTGTTTCAATCAATAACAACTTATCGTTATTATTATCAACATCAATGTATAAATTGAAAGCCTTAATAACAGAGCTTAATAGTTCCTTTTGTTTTATGTTTTGAGGTATAGCAAGATTATAGTCTAATGTGTTGCCACTTACTAAACCACTGTTAACTACGCTATTCTCGAAGACTACATCGGTAACTTTTATACTATGTGGTACACTATTAGCAGTTCCATTTGGTGCTGAGAATATCTCACATCTTACAGTATCGCCAGTATTTAGAAATATGTTACCAACACCTAAATATAGATTTTCAGTTGGACTTACATCTCCTGCAATCGTTGGGTAGAACCCTAAATTACTTAGGTTACTTGATATTACAGAACCACCATTAACCCTAAACTGTACTACTGTTTTAGTAGGACTTGCTGGGAATGTAGTAGCACCATTACCATACAAATAATAGTTAATCGAACAATACAAGTTATAATAACCTGAGTTGCCAACAGTCCAAGTATAAGTACCTGTATTAAATTGATTGCTAGGGTCGTTTGTTTCACTGCCTACTATAAGACTTGTTGATGCTGAGTTGCCTGCATACGTTCTTAATGTATTATCATAAGCATTAAATATCCTTGCGTCAATCTGCGCTGAACTTAACCCTATCTTAGTTCCTGTTGCTGGTAAAATTAACTTCTTAAAGAAAGCACTATCAAAGAATGAACTTTGGTAGCTATACCCTGCAGCAGTAAATATCTTATCAATGTAAGTTCTTAAATAGGTTGCTGGGAATAAATGTTCTACATCGTAA